TATTGCAGCATGAGACAGAATACAAGTACAAGAATACAAGAACAGTAAGAATACATGAACTTGCAGTAACTCGCAATCCTGCCAGGTTGTGTCGGGGCAGCTCTAGCGCCCAGTTGTGCCACATAGCCATTCCTGTTTGCGCTTGGAAACGCTAGTAGAAAAGTGGATTCTCACCTCTACTATGACGTGCGCACATTGAATGGGTGTAAGCACACCTATCGGGGTTAGTCGGGGACGAAATGTCTTTCGACATGTCCAACACCTCCTGGCAAAATTCATGTGTCGGAATCAACAAGAACAATGGCTTGAATAGCTGCCACACTAATCAAGTAATTGTAAATGCTGTTTGGCACATGGCCCCAGCAACAGGGTCTTTGGCTGTAGCTAATCATGCAATGAGCAGATTGAAGCAACATTCGAGTTAGCCATGAACTGATAAGGTATCACGAAGGGCTGATTCAGATCCAGTTTCGAGATCAAAGTTTCAAGTAACAATTGATCAGAAATCGGCAAACCGAATTTCCAGGAATAGAGAACACGATCATGGTAATTAATGACGGGTTGAACAAGAGGTATATTTTTAAACATTTCCTGAATTTCATGACGCCAGTACTGATGAGTCTCGCACGATTGAACATTCTGATATTTGAGCAAAGTTCGATAAGCTAGAATACCAGCAACAGGAGTATATCGACCTGTGACGTACAACGATTGAGCCTTGGCCTTAAATAGAGAATCAAGAGTGTGATTTTTGGACCTAAGATACTGTGGATTGCAGGTCCAAAATAGTCTGCCTATGTTTTCAGGATTGACCAATAATTTCATTGATTCATCACTGAACGTATTTCCGCAGAAAGTCGTGAACTGCACTTGATTTTCATATTCCATTTTAATAGAGAAGCCCAGGTCAGCAAAGTCTTGTGGAGTCAGACTAGGACTATCCAAACCAAAAAGTCCATCATCTCCTTCAACGTAACCATCCACCCTTAGATGTTTCTCAGCACAGAGAAACAACATGTTCATTAAATTAGAGAAGCCATTAGCTAAGGATGTCCAGAGCTCGCCGGACATCCTACACCCTGTGATCCTGATCTGGTACTTAGGGTTAGACATGACTTGAATTCTCTCTTGACCATTCCTTATGTAAGTGGCCTCTACCAAGGCCAATACATCAGGATTGTTTTGGAGAAAATATCTGAACATGCGCAGTTCGACTTCTTGAACATAGTACCTATTAAAGCTAGATTCGAAGGAAGTATAATCTGTTTCCAAGATATAATTCCAGGGCTTGAGCTTGATCAATTTTTGAGGCAATTGATCAATAGGTTGTCCTTTGACGAAGTGCGGATCTTTATACACCTGGTCTTCAATTGCCTTGATGTACGGACCAAGTGCAGCTTTAAAAATGTCGCTACGACTATTAATAAAGCGAGGGGGTTTGGGGTCGGGATAGAATTCTTTCTTAATGAAGGACTCCCCCTGATAATCACGCTCCCAAAGACGATATCCTCGATCTTTGAATTCAGAAAAACGCCTTCGAAAGGTATCTTTCCTAGCTTGATTATAATGGTCACAGTGATCTAACCAACTTTCCTC